AGAGGATGATACCTTGCTTGCCTACTCGAGTACCATTTCTGATACCGCAGAACACTAAAACCTGGTGTCCCACTTTATACTACTTTCGTAGTTTATTTAATGACCATAGGCGGCCAATATCTTAAAACAAAGAACTATCAAAATTTGAAGGAAAGCGGAAAATCTTTTACAACCCCCGACTTCGGTTAGGAAATTTACAACCCCTTTCCCTCAATTGTTTTACAAAGTTAAAACATCTTTTTCAATTTGTCAAATTCTGTAAGAACTTTTTTTGTTGCGACGCCTTGGAATCGAACCAAGTTAAGTGGGATTATGAGACCCATGGGACACCTTGCCCCCCGCCCGCCATATTGTTTTTTCAAAAAACTATTTCTTTCCTCTATTCTTTAACTTCAGAATCTTCTTCTCGATTCCCGCCAACTTTGCGTAAAGTCTTTCCAATCTAATACCCCTCGCCCACTTACCTAACCAATTAACACCTTCATTGTGTTCCAAATATTCAATTTGGTCTTTGACTTCGTTACGTTCCTTGAAGAGTGCCACTTCCTCGATGTTTTTTTCTTTACTCATAATTTTGAACATATTTCTACTCAAGTCCCCGTGTCACCATCCAAGTCATGCTCTGGTTGAACCTTGAGTAGAGTATGTTAAAGAACTGCTTTCATAATAAAGTCCCACAAAAATAAGGTGAGATATTTAAACTTCCGAATTTTGTGGGACTTTTTTTTAAGACTACTTTTTTATTCGTCTTATATGACTCCCAAAATTTTACTTCCTCTCGAAAGATTTGGTCGTCAGGTTTGGGGATGTTTGTCCTTGTGGACAATGAATATATAAATATCACCAAACTTATGAAAAGTCAAAAATTTGAAAAAATTATGATAATAAAGTTTCTGCCAGTTTTACAATATTTTCTCCCGCATACTCCTCCTTAACCTCGTCCTTGGAAAAATAACCACACTCAGTATGTTCTTCCCCATCTTTGGCATTGTCTAAATCTGGATAAATTTCATTTTCAACATCCAAACAATAGACGTACATCATTCCTTTAACTTTTTTTCCGTCTCTTGTGTGACGTGGAATAACCCCTACAAAAGTTATTGGTTGGTCGTCGATGTTATGAGCTGTCTCTTCGAAAAATTCTCTCCGTGCTCCGTCTTGTGTCTCCTCTTCTTTTTCGATTTTTCCTCCGGGGATGGACCACATTCCTGGAAAAGAACCTTGATTATTTCTCTTACAGAGGAGTATTTTATTTTTACATCTTACGACAACTCCAGCATACCTTTTGTATTCCATAGTATTTATAAATATGATTGTAAAAATACACCAAAATATCTTTAATGTCAAAACATTGGTGGATAAAAAATCCCAAATGTTGGGTATGATGAATAGAAAGTTCGATAGTTCATTTGATGGTCTATTATTTCTTATGGGTGGTAAACGTCAATGTTTTTGGATGAAAAACTGTATCATTCCTTTGGATATCATTATGATAAAAAATAATATAATAACCACAATTCACGAAATGTGTGAGCCTTGTATTGAGGAACCCTGTGAATCCTATTGTGGGATTGGAAATATCGTTTTGGAATTGAAAGGTGGAACTTGTTCTGAACAAGGAATCTACGAAGGTGATTTCGTGGAATATGTTTTTGACTGATTAATTTTCTCTTTCAGTGTCTTAATAAATTCTTGAGCAACCATTTTCAAAAACTTTATGTATGTGGCATCCTCTCTTTCGGGGTCATATCTATATGGTCCCTCAGGTGGTCTATTTCTTCTACCTAAATAATTGAGACCTGAAATATTTGTTATACACTTGTGACCTCCTGAATTTGCTTGAATTAAATCCCAAGCGTTGACCCCTATCTTATCTAAAATAGTTTTTTCTTCTTCAGTAAGTTGTGTAAAAGGCTTATCCATCATTTCTTTAACTCTCGATAAAATCTCCTCACCGTTTTCCATGCTTTGGAATTTGTCACCATACATGGCCTTGAAGTCTTTGAAAGTAAACCCTACTGATTCTGAATTGACTCCAGTCTCACTTATCCATTTAATAGTTGATAAAGGTATAATTCTTGTTTTGAGTTGTGATTCCCATTTACCTATAACTTCTTGGGCAATCTCCCCGAGATTTACTCCTTTAAGTTCTCTTTCCTTTTTAAACGGATTACATGATGCCTGTAAAAGTCCCATTGGCCAAGCCATAATCAAAAAATCAGCTTCAGGATTGTTTCTGAAAGGTGTATATCGGTCATAGGAACCTGCCTTTCTCATATCACCTCCACCATATTGAAAGAGTATATTATCTTGAACTTGTAAGTTAGGATACGACTTCATCCTTTCCATATAATCCTTGGCATGTGTTTGTAATTGTTCGGGTCTCTCAGCATTTGTTTGAACCATCCATTGTTTGATGTTACTCAGAATGGACATCAAAGATGGTTCAGAATCCATTACTAATCTCTCTAAGAAACCCCTCCTGTTTTTGAATGCTAATAGTAGTTTGTTGATGACAAAACCTAACATCATTTTATTCTTCTGAAGAGTTTTGTCCTTATCGAAACGAAATATGTAGTTAACAACCTCTTCGGGGGTTACACCATGTTTGGCAAAATCGGCTGAGTCGACAGTACTAATCAAAAGTATATCTGAGGAAGGGAAAATATCTTTAGGGGAAACTATTTGTGAAATTGTTTCTACGTTTGAACGAGCACCTCTAAATTGTTTTGAGGTTCCTTTTTCAACACCTATTTGTCTGTCGTGGTGGTCAGTGTGTATAACAAACATCGGTTTACCATGGGCAAAATCAACAAGAACAGGCATTGTATCTCCTTGAGCATCGTTCTTTTTAACTGCGAATTCTTTTTCACCATATTGAATAACATGGGCACCAACAACATCGATGCCGTTATCCTCCAAATATTTTTTCATCGCAATGGCAGTTGTAACACCATCTAAGTCTTGGTGAAAATAAATTTCGGCTTTGGGATATCTTTTCCTCAAAGCCGAAATATCTCTAAGACCCGTCTCTTTAATTAATTTTTTTTTCATTATAAACCTAACCAATCAAGAAATTTATCGAAAATGTCACCTTCTTCGACCATAAATTTTTTAAGTTGTTTTTCGTCGGACTTTGGCATTTTTTCTTGAGTGTTGATATTCCAAACGCCGTCTGTTGGTAAAACCCCTATTTCTCCTTGGTATTTCATAATCGCCTTTTCAGTTTGAGAGTTAGGTCCAGTTTTTCCATCTACAACCAACTTCATTGTTGGATATTTCCAATTAAGAAATCTCTGAATAGCTCTAATGTGTTTTCTTTCTTCTGATTGTTCATTTATTACTTTAGTCACAATTCTGTGTAAATCTGACTCAGTGAGTCTAATAACTTTTTTCATATTAATATTTTAAAGTCAGTAAGTATTTTGATTTATTAATAAGACCCAACATTTCGTCTCTGAGGTTAAGTAGGTCAGTATCGTAACGAGAATCTAATTGGTCAGAGAATGATACGAGGAATTCAGTTATTCCGTCCATGAAATTCTGCATATTCAATGCTGAAATATCCTGGAACATTAATGCGAACTCAGGTTCGAACTCAGGTCTCCCGTATTTACCCATCATTGTTTCTGTAAATTCATCTATGAAACCACCTAGCCCGTCGTAAATTTCACCGTATAACCTGTGTTTGGCGTCTCCGTAAGTTTGCCAATGTAAAAACTTCCATTGAAGTTGAATCTGAACAAGTTTTTTTATAATTTCTTCTTTCATCCTTACATTTTATTATAAATATAAGGAGAACAAAAAAAGGGACTTATAATCCCTTTTTATCAAACTCCAACTCTTGTTGTTTTTTCTTATCAATAAATTGTTGAACCCTTTTTCTGGCAACCTCACAATATTTCTCACTTAACTCAATTCCAATCCACCTGCGGTTTCCTATAACAGCGGCAACTAGGCTTGTACCAGAACCACAGAAAGGGTCCAAAACGATGTCGTTTTTGTAAGTTAGTATTTTGATTGCTTTCATTGGAATGTCCATGGAAAAGGTTGCCTTGGTCATTTGTTTTGTGTCGGCGAAGTAAGACCACTGTCCATAAACTAAGTCCATAAACTCTTTTTTTTGTTCCTCAGTATAGAGAGTCTTTTTCTTTTTGGTCCCATCCTCTTGTTCAATTTCATCGATGATACCAACCCATTCGGGCTCCCCTTTGATTGTCTTAATGTGTTTGTTTTTATAACACAGTAAAACACACTCTTTTGGATTATAAATGTAAGGAGCCGATGGAGACATCCAAGAACCCCAAGCAGTAGTTTTACTTCTATGTGGTGAATTTTCGTCCAAATCTACAATCCCATAAAACTTGTAACCGATTTTCTGCATGATTGACCATAACTCACTAATCATGAAAATTCTCCCACCTTTATCCTGTCGATTTATTTCGTAAGGAACATTGAGAGCAATACGACCATCATCCTTTAACAAACGGAAAGCCTGTGTTAACCATTTTTTAGAAAACTCTTTGTACTCCTCGAATGAAAGGTCATCATTAAATGTATCATATTCGATTCCCACGCCATATGGTGGCGAAGTCACAATAAGGTCAATTGAATTTTCAGGTATCGTCTTCATTACCTCGATACAATCCCCATTTATAATTTTGTTAGTTTCAATCATTTTGAAATTAGTTCTTAAGGTTTTTAATTTTTCTTTCGAGATAAAAAGCAGCTTTTTCTAAATCTTCAATTTCTTTAAGTTTATCTTTTCTACCCGCACGAGCAACGTATTTAACCACATTGAATAGATATGCGTCTTTGTCCAAATCCCAAGCCTCACAAACTTTGATAACTTCGTAGGGATTATTTTCACCACCGTAGTGGTTGGGATGATTAACCATTTCGTTTTTCGTATTCATCTTTTTTGTTACCCCATTTTTTTTCCATGTACTCGATGTACTTATGTGTTTTATTACCATTGTAGAACATCCAAGCA